TGTATACCAAGTAAAGTTGATGATTTCTGCTTATCATCTATAAACAACGGAGTACCACAATCACCACTAGAAGTGCCCGCACGATAAGTGTATACATGTTTAACCATGTACTCGTGCCACTCATCAAATCCACCCGTAACTATATCATTGTCACGGGTAGCTTGAACACTAATAATTTGGGGAGCTATAGATTTTAGTCCTGATTCCGAATCCAACAACTGCAACCCAGCAATATATAAAGCCGCGTCACAATTAGTATACATTTCGTGTTGTTTCTCTGTTGCGAAATGTTTAACAATTGCTCGTCTCGGCTGGTATGATAAAGGCATTTTAATAAGGATAATATCCTGCTCACAGCCTTTATCCCAATGGAGCATACCAATTCGAAAATCTTTTACAGTCAAAGAAAAGACTAAAGCACCATTATTCGGATTACGTAAACTAATCACATCACTACCAAGAAGTTCCTCAGCTTCATGATGAGAATCAATCACAGATGCAAAATGATAGGGCATCAATAAACATCTGCCCCTAACTGCTAATGCGTATCCAAAATGAACACGCACATTTTCACGTCCTTCACGTTCGGAAACAAATTCAGGGCGCGATAATACAAATAAATTGTTACTGGCAATAAAAGCCATAACATTAACAAGATTTGCATTATCAGTTACTAATGACTGAGGAGCTGCCATTCTCACTTTCCGCTGAATGTTAACCTTCTTCTTAGATCTGTGTGTTCGACCAGACCTCTCATTCGATTGTGGATCACCAAAATAACTAAAGACCATTGAAATAAGCCCCTTAGCCATTTTGAATGCAGCTACCCCGGAAACGAATGCTGCTGATGAAGCACCAATACGCTTCCTAGTAACCTCATCATTCACAGCCCATTTAAGAGCATAATTTCCAACTTCAGCTCCTATCGCCGAGATCCCCAAAAGCAATTGTGTGTAGAACTCATACAATCGTTTTTGGAACAATGAAGCAGAGTCGCCAGCTTTCTTTAAAGTACTACCAACCAAACTTATATCTGGTTTACGCAGGGGTTTGCGCTTAACCTTTTGCCATTCATCATAAATAAATTCAATCAAAGGCTCAGCATCGCGCACATCAGATCCATCTAACTTCTCCACTAGAACATCACGATAACTAAATGAGTTAAAAACATCATAAAACTCATCAGCACTCGCAATAAGTCCATCGACTTCTGCTCGCATAACACAACCTTGCAAAACAGCCATGGTCATGCTATATCTTGGAAAATCGGTAAACTTTATAAAGTCTAATGCCAACTTGCGTTCAGTACCGAGACTCAGTACAGGAACGTAAGTAGAAGGACCTTCCTCATCTAACGAATCCGTAAACAATTCACTCATTGTTAAACCACCAACTTGTGGTATAATATGAGTTGTAACAACCCCTGAACCAATACAAAGTTGGATTGGACTTACTTCTTCACTTTGGGCGCTTTGCACAGTGACAAAATCAGCTTCAAAGCTAAGGAAGGTTCCTTCTACATTGAAAGCCATCCCACAAACAAACACTAAATCAACTAAATCAGTGAGATTAAAAGGGACAATATCATCTCCTTTACTAAGTAAAGGTCCCCGTTCGAAGAAGAAATTTGATAAAACTAGAAAAACTAATTCAGAGAACTTCTCATCATTAGCACTAGTTCGTACCAAACCTTTTATGATATTCATTATTTCACCAATAGATTCACTATAGCCAAATTGTGTAAAATTTGTAAGATCGCCCTCA